ACAATTATTTGCGGCAGGTATTGGTACTATTGCTCCTGAACTATCAACAGGATTGCAAGATCTAATAGCAACAAGTGGAGTACCAGTAACTCAAGCGGCACAGGACCTTGTTAAAAATATGCCAGGCGCAACAGCAATTATTAAACAATTAGAAGCAGGCGGAATTGATAACGTTGAAGCGATGAGACTATTAAAAATTGAAGCAACGAAATCTCAAGAAATGTTTAGAGATGTTGCAAAAACTGGTCAGGTGGAATTCATTGATGGAATGTTTGTTGGAACAAATAAATTAGCAACATCACTACTAGATACTACCGGAGCAACAGACGAACAAAGAGAAGCGGCAAATAAACTTACACAAGAATTAACAGAATTTCAAAACGCATCTAAAAATCTTTCCAGTGCATTCCAAGGAACTGAAACAAGTTTCTTAAAATTTATTGGAAACTTTTTAGGAACCGGTGTTGGATCATTAAACGATACAATGAATGGTCTTGCAGAAGACATTAAAAAAATGGGTGAAGGAACCCAAACTGCTTTATACGCCGCTAAAGAAATTGTAACAACCGCTGGCAGTATGTTAAGAGAAACTGCACCTATCACGGCAGGAACTTATGCCGCATTAAAACTTTGGGCACCGTTAGGACCTGGAGGAATGGGTGGTGGTGGTTTTGGCAAAGGATTAAAGAATGTTGCCAAGGTAGGCGGTGGAGCAGTAGGTGTTAGTACTATGGCCATGGGAGGCAACATAGCAGACCAGGCAGATTCAACAGCCGGCAAAGCATTAGGAGTAGGATCAAGTGCGGCCGGTGGTGCATTAACAGGCGCCATGATAGGATCTGTTGTTCCAGTTGTTGGTACAGCAGTAGGTGCCGCGATAGGCGGAATACTAGGAGGAGTTTACGGATTGTTCAGAGCATCTGATTACGATGATATGGCCGCTGAAAAACTTGGATTGAACGGAAAAGCCAGAGGAACAGTAGGAACAACCGGTAATTTAAGAGAAATTAATGATAATTTGTCCACGATTCATGCAGGTGAAAGAGTACTAACCAAAGCAGAAACAGATTCTTACCTTTCTAGCCAAGCAACCGGTGGGGACAACACAGCATTAATGTCAATGAATACTACATTTAATGCGATGAATACTAAAATGACCGCAGTTGTTAACGAAATGAAAACATTTAATAAGAACGTAAATACGTTGGTAAGTATTGATACTGATATTGCAAGAAATACAGATAAAACACAAAGAAGACTTGCAAACAAGAGTGAAAGTATTGTATAATAAGTTATGGCTTGGAAAAAATATTTTAAAGACGCGAACCTTTCTCCTATTTCAGGAGATAATAGACCCAATTTTGCGAAGAGAAATTATTCTTCGTATCTACCTGATGTATATACAGGACACCCAAATAGAATTCAAAGATATTTTCAATATGATCAAATGGATTCGGATTCAGAAATCAATGCGGCACTAGACATACTTGCAGAATTTTGTTCACAAAAAAATACAGAGAACGAAACACCGTTCGACATTGTGTTCAAGGACGAAGTTACTAGTCACGAAGTTAAACTTTTAAAGAAAGCACTTCAGCAATGGACAACAGCAAATCAGTTTTCAAAAAGAATTTTTAGAATTTTTAGAAATGCATTGAAGTACGGAGATTGTTTCTTTGTTAGAGATCCCGAAACAAACAAATGGCTTTACATCGATAATGCAAAAGTTGACAGAATTGTTGTTAACGAGTCAGATGGCAAAAAGCCTGAACAGTATGTCATTAGAGATATCAATCCAAACTTACAAAGATTAAGTGCAACATCAATAACACCTAACCAAGTTTACGGTGGCGGTGGAACAACTGGTGGTGCAGGTAGTCAACAATATGCAGGAGCAGGTCAAGGATCTAATATGACCAATGCCTCTACTGCCGCGGCTGGTGGAAGATTCTACAGAACGATGAATCAATACAGTATTAATGCAGAAAATGTAATTCATTTAACAATGTCAGATGGTTTAGATAACTTATTTCCGTTTGGACAGTCAGTGCTAGAACAAGTATTCAAGGTTTACAAGCAAAAAGAATTACTGGAAGACGCAATTATCATTTACAGAGTTCAAAGAGCACCTGAAAGAAGAGTGTTCTATATTGACGTAGGTAATATGCCAACACACTTGGCGATGCAATTCGTTGAGAGAGTTAAAAATGAAATTAATCAAAGAAGAATTCCAAGCACATCAGGTGGTGTCAACTATGTTGATGCAACATACAATCCTATGAGCATTAACGAGGATTATTTCTTTCCACAAACAGCAGAAGGTAGAGGATCTAAAGTAGATACACTGCCAGGTGGTACTAACTTAGGTGAAATAGACGATTTAAGATTTTTTACAAACAAATTATTCAGAGGTTTAAGAATTCCAAGTTCTTATCTACCAACTGGAGCAGAGGATGGCGGACAACAATACAATGATGGTAGAGTTGGAACAGCATACATCCAAGAATTAAGATTTAACAAGTATTGTATGAGATTGCAATCAATGTTATCGCCAGCATTTGATCAAGAATTTAAAATTTGGGTTAAAAACAAAGGTTACAATTTAGATAATGGTATGTTTGAAATTAAATTTAACCCACCACAAAACTTTGCGGCATACAGACAAACAGAAATGGATCAAGCAAGAGTAAACACATTCACAGCAGTTGCAGATTTACCTTACATGAGTAAAAGATTTGCATTAAGCAGATATCTTGGTCTTTCAGAAGAAGAAATGGCAAGAAATGCTGATCTATGGGCAGAAGAAAATGCAGTATCGCAAAAATCACAAACTAAATCAACACAATTAAGAAGCGGCGGAGTATCACAAGCAGGAATATCAAGTGACCTAGATCAATTTGAAGAACCTGAAGCACCAGATGGAGCACCACCACCAGAAGGAGAAACACCAGGTGGCGGTGGAGGAACACCAGGAGGAACACCTCCAACTCCGGGCGGAACAAACACATTATAAGGTTAAATATAGAAAATGAAACTATTTGAATTCTTTAGATATGGTGAAGACGGCTTTGAGCAGGATAAAAACTACAATCCTGACCAAGATATTTCTATATTAGATAAAGCAGACACCAGAAAAACAAGACTATCACTTAAAGACATCAAAGATATTAGATTATCTGCAGAAGAGCATGATACTCAACAGCATGAAGAAGCCATCTTCGTCCAGAAGATGTATGGAGCACCACCAACAGAAGACACATTATAAGTGTAATGGAAGTTGCATTTGTACTAGGTAATGGAGAGTCTCGAAAGGGCATCCAGATCGAGGAATTAAAGAAACTAGGCAAAGTGTTTGCCTGTAACGGAGTCTATCGTTCCGATACCCCTGACGTATTAGTTGCTGTTGATCCTAAAATGCTGTTAGAAATAGCAGAGAGTGACTATATGGACAATAATATAGTATGGTCAAACTATAATGCTATGTACGAAAAACATCCTAAGATAATGGAAAAAGTACAATTCTTTCAACCATCGTTGGGTTGGTCATCAGGTCCTACTGCTTTGAAGTATGCGGCTGAATACAAACCAAAAACTATCTACATACTAGGTTTTGATTACGAAGGACACTCAGAAAAGCAGAATAAAAAGTTTAATAACTTGTTTAAGGACACAAGAAACTATAAAAAATCTAATGAAGATGCAACTTTTTTTGGCAACTGGATGAATCAGACCAAACGAGTCTTAAAAGACCATCCAGGCATAGAATTTATTAGAGTAACTCCAAAGGGATGGTTCCGTCCTAACGATTTGGAGTGGAATAAAAATATAAAGCACGTAGATATCGAAGAGTTTCTTAAGATACATACTTTACAACTACGTTTTTAATTAAGACCTACCAAAAATCCACCGTTTTTGTCATAAAGAACACCCTAAATGCGACTTCCTTGTTAAATATGTATTACTTAATTAAGTTTAATGCCGAAATTAAAAAGGAGCACGAGTCATATGACACAACCAAGCAATAAGTTCGAATCATTGTTGGAATTGCTTATCAACGAAGAAAATGATAAAGCAGAACAAATGTTTCACGAAATAGTTGTAGAGAAGTCTAGAGACATCTACGAGAACCTAGCATCTACAGAAACTAAAGAAGAGTCTGTTGAAGAGACTAAAGAAGACACTAAAGATGAAGTTAAAGAAACTGAATCAACTGAAGAAAAAGTAGAAGAAACTTCAGAAGAAAAAGTAGAAGAAACTTCAGAAGAATCTAAAGACGAAACTGTTGAAGAAACTGCAGAAGAAAAAGCAGATGAATCAGCAACAACTGAAGAAGAGTCAATTGAAGAAGTTGGTGGCGACGCTACTGATGATTTAATTAAAGATATCTCTTCTGATCAAGAAGGTGATGCAGAAGCATCAGCAGACGACATGGGTGCTGATATGGATGCAGGTGCTGAAGAAGGCGACACTGAAGAAAGAGTTGCGGATTTAGAAGACGCTTTAGAAGATCTTAAAGCAGAATTTGAAAAAATGATGGGTGATGAGGACAAAGGTGAAGACGCACCGGAAGAAAATATCGCACCAGCATTAACTCCAGAAATAGGAATGGAAAGCAAAGAAGCAAAAGAAACAGTTAAAGAATACAAAGACACAAAAACTGCTGACAACGCCGACCATGCAGATGTTAAATCATCTCCTGTGGCTTCAAATGCAAAAGCACCGAATGGCGCTTCAGCACACAAAATTGGTGGTGCAGAAGAATCAGGAAGACCGGCGCCAACTGCAAAAAGCATGAACGCTACTACAGAGCCGAAACAGAAAGAAGTTAAAGCAGACCACAAAGACGGTACTGACGCTTCTTCAAAAAAATCACCAGTAGTTGCCGCTAAAAAGTAACAACTGGGTTTTAAAGGAGTCAACTGATGTCTTTACATCTTAAAGAACACTTAACGTACGATCAGGCTAGAATGTCTATTCTTCACGAAGGTGAGAATGGCAAAGACTTGTACATGAAAGGGATTTGCATCCAAGGTGGAATTAAAAATGCTAACCAAAGAATTTACCCAGTAAATGAAATTGGAAAAGCAGTTAAAACACTTAATGATCAAATTTCTTCAGGGTACAGTGTTCTAGGAGAAGTAGATCATCCAGATGATTTAAAGATTAATTTGGACCGTGTGTCTCACATGATTACAGAAATGTGGATGGACGGACCAAATGGATACGGGAAGATGAAAATCTTGCCAACACCAATGGGTCAACTTGTCAAAACAATGTTAGAGAGCGGTGTGAAATTAGGCGTGAGTTCCAGAGGTAGCGGAAATATTTCCGAGTATGGAAACGGCGAAGTTTCAGACTTTGAGATCATCACTGTTGATGTTGTGGCCCAACCTTCGGCACCAGGTGCTTATCC